TACGCCGACCTCTTCGACCGCGTGGTCTTCCTTGTTGTCCAGGCTGACCGAAACACGTACTACACGCGCCGCGAACTTGCCGCGATTTGGGGGTGCAGCCCAAGGGCGGTCTCCCACCTCGTGGATCACGCCAAGCACACCTACGGAGTGCGCGTGCGCTCCGTGACCGAACGCAACCGTGGCTACGAACTCGTCAGCCCCGGTGTCCTCAACCTCACCGCCCTGAAGGAGCGCGCATGATCGAAGTACCGGAAAACCTCTTGCCATTTGAGCGCAACCGAATCAATGACCTACGCAAGCTTGCCGACAAGGCCGGACCAGCGACCGCGTTCGCAGCGGAACAAGTGGTGTCCATGCTTGTCAAATCGTTGGAATACAACTGGGAATCCGCCGACAAGCACCGCGCCGAGCGCGACCGCCTGGAATCCATCATCGTGCGCTTGGGCGGCGGGTTCGACCGCCGCGGCCTCGAGGGCGAACCACCCGGCATCATGGTGCAGCACGGCATTCACACCGTGGTGGAGGACTCCCGATGAAGGACATCGTCACGCAGCTCCGCGCCAACAGCGAGTGCCTTGCGCCGTCGATCATGCTCGAGGCCGCTGACACCATCGAACGCCTCCGCGCCGAGCGTGACAAGCTGCAACGGGAAATTTGCGATTGGGTGTCGCTTTCATATGAGCAAGCTCCTGAAGAGGTTGCGCGCCGTTATGGGTGGGACTGCTTTAAGGAGGACCGCAAGTGAAGGACGATGACCGCTGCGAATGCGAAATCTGCCGCCAGTACCGATCCCAGGACCGCATCATCAATGCGGTGGTCATCTGCATCGGTTTCGCCGCCGCCGCCATCATGGGCTACGTTGGCGTGATATGCTTCCGCGTATGGCAGTAATCACGACCTACGATCAATTCAAGGCCACCATCACCGAAGCCGTGGCCGCCGCTGGCGGCACGCGATCCGGCCTCGCCCGCGAGATGGAAGCCAACGGCATCCTGCGCGCCCATACCGTCCGATGCCTCCTCGGCACACCCGGCACGGTCATCGGGAAGCGCAAGCCCACCTTCGACTCCATCCTGAAGGTGGCGAACGCCGCCGGATTCGACCTCATCCTGATGGAAAGGAAGCACAAGTGAGCAAGGCCAAGACCCCCAGCGGCGTGGACATGGGCATCGTGGACATCCCCTGCGCCGAGCTGCACAACGACCCCGCCAACGTCCGCAAGCACGGGGAGCAGAACCTGGCCGCCATCAAGGCCAGCCTTGCCCGCTTCGGCCAGCAGAAGCCCATTGTGGTCAATCAGGACGGGGTGGTCATCGCCGGAAACGGAACCCTGATGGCCGCCCGCGCCCTGGGGTGGCAGACCATCAAGGCCGTCCGCACCAACCTCGCTGGCAGCGAGGCGACCGCCTTTGCCATCGCGGACAACCGCACCGCCGAACTAGCCGAATGGGACGATGCCGCCCTTCAGCAGCAGCTCGCCGCCATCGCCATCGACGACGAGGAACTCCTTGCCGCCACAGGCTTTGACGAGAAGGAACTCGTCAAGCTCGCCGCCGCTAACGCGCCCGAGGTGACCGAGGACAATGTACCCGAGCCGCCCGCCGAACCCATCACGCAACCCGGCGACCTGTGGCTGCTGGGCAAGCACCGCTTGCTCTGCGGAAACAGCACCAAGGTCGAAGATGTACAGCGGCTGATGGATGAGAAAAAAGCGGATCTTGTGCTTACAGATCCGCCATATGGGATGAACCTGAATACGGATTATTCTGCCATCAAGGGAACTTCAAAATCTCCAAATGCTTGTGGCTACGAGTACGAAAGAGTCATCGGAGATGACCGTCCTTTCGACCGTCGATCAATTGCAATCGAAGCACGCGAAGAAATGTGGTTTGGCGCGGATTACTACCGCGAAACTCTTCCTTCGGGTGGCTCGTGGTCTGTATGGATAAAGCGCGGTGAAGCAGATAAAGAAATGATTGGAAACGACATCGAACTGCTGTGGAGCAAAATTTCACATAAACGGCGGGCGTTTTGGATTAGATGGGTTGGATGGGCAGCAACTGAAAGAAATGAAAGACGAGCGCATCCAACGCAAAAGCCCGTCAAACTGCTTGTGGACATCATGCAAAGTGTGCAGGCAGAACTTGTTTGTGACCCTTTCCTTGGCTCCGGCACGACCCTGATCGCCGCCGAGCAGCTTGGCCGCGCCTGCTATGGCATGGAGATCAGCCCCGCGTACTGCGATGTCATCGTGAAGCGGTGGGAAACCCTGACCGGGCAGACGGCCACCCGCGAGGAAGTGTAAGATGCCACCGGAGGCCAAGATGCCCGATCAATCAACGGGGAAAGGGGAAAGTGCGGACGCGCCGCGTCTGTGGATGCGCGCCATCCGTGAGGGATGGCAGATCCCGGATGTGGTCAAGCGCGCCGCCGTGAACCGGGCAGCGCAGATCCTTGCCGACCAATCCAGCACCCGCCGCGAGATCATGCGCGCCACGCAGACCCTTGCCATCCTAGAGCGGCTGTCCATCGAAGCCGCCGTGCAGGAGGACCGGATGGCGCGGCTGGATTCGGGGACGGCCACCGAGAACGTGGCCCTGATTGACATGGCGGACGGGGCGCTTGAGGCCGTGGCCCGCTCCATCGCCGGCGTGGCCCCGGCAGAACCCCCCAAGCCGTGCCGAAAGCCCAAGCGCAAGCCCTGACCGCGACCCAGGCCGTGGAGGCCGCACGGGAGAACCCGGCGGCCTTTATCGCATTGCTCATCGGCAAGCCCATCAGCAAACTGCAACGCGAACTGCTGATCCACGCGGCCACCCATCACCGCTGGTACGCCGAGCTGCCCCGCGGCCACGGTAAGACCTCGAGCCTAACCTACCTCGCTGCGTGGTGGCTGGGCCGCCGCCCCGCGACCCGGTTCAAGCTCATCGGGTCCAACGACGAGGCCGCCAGCGCCACGAGCCGATTCCTGCGCGACATCATCCGCAGCCCCCTGTACCGGGCCGTGGTCCCCCACGTTGCCCTCAAGCCCGGTGAGGACACCGTGACCGCCTGGAGCGTGACCGCCCCCGGTCTGCCCGCACGCCGCGACCCGTCCGTGCAAGCCTCCGGCATCTTCGGCCGCACGGGCGGTCGCGCCGACATCCTGTGGCCCGATGACATCTGCGACCTCCGCAACGCGGTACTGCAACCCGCACTACGCGAACAGGTCAAGGAGGCGATGGCGAACATTTGGCTGCCGATGCTTGACCCGTCCGCCAAGCACCCGGCGCGCATTTGGCGCACGGCCACGCCCTTCCACACGGATGACATCACCGCCCAATGGCGGCGCGAGTGCGAGGAGAACGGCACGCTCCTGCGGAAGCCATGCCGGGGCTTGGAAAGCCCGTGGCCCGAAGTCTTTACGGCTGAACTGCTCAACCGCAACCGCCGCGACATGGGTCCGATGGCCTACGCCCGCGCCTACGAGCTTGTGCCGCTGTCCTCCGACCTCCTCGTGTTCCGGCCCGAGTGGGTGCGCTATCACGATGGCAACCACACGGGGTCGCGCACCATCGCCGCCATCGACTGGGGGTACGGCCGCAAGCGTCAGGAGCGCGACGATCCCGACTACTCCGTCTGCATCGTTGGCGAGGTGGACTACAACCGCAACCTGTACCTGACCGACATCCTGCGCGTGCGCGAGTCCTTCCCGGACTTCGCCCGCATGGCGAAGGAACTGGTGGAGCGCCGGGGCTGCCAACTGGTTCTCGCGGAGGCCAACGGGCCGCAAAAGGGCGTGTTCGATCAATTCCGCATGGGCTGCCGTCAGCCCGTCATCCCTGTGGAGCGCGGGGCGGACAAGCACCTCCGCGCCGCCGGGGCGCAGCCCTTCGTGGAGCAGGGCCGCCTCCACTTCCCCCAGGCCGCAAACGGCCAAGCCGCGCCCGATTTCCGCGTGGTGCTGGACGAGCTGCTGTCGTTCCCCGCCGGGTCGCACGATGACACCGTGGACGTTGTGGTGGACCTCTGCAACGCGGCCGCCAGCGGCACGGTGGTGAGCCAAGGTGGCGTGGTGACCGTCAACACCACGCCTACGCGGATGTTTGAATCGCGTGGTCCGAAGCGAAGGATGTTCGGGTGACGCGGTAGACTCCCACCCATGACCACGCGAGAGGAAATCGAAAACCGCTTAGGCATCTTTGCCCGCCGCGCTCTGTTCGACAACTGCGGGATCGGCCCGAATGGCTTTGAGCCTGGTAACGACTGCGGCGGCAAGCCCGGTAGCGGTGGCTCCGAAAGCAAGCCCGCGCCCGCAAAGAAAGCAGCGCCGACTTCTAGGCGGCAGAAGTCCAAGCCGACCCGCGAGTGGAAGCCGGAGAAGAAGCACGACATCAAACTGCCAGCAAACCCGCGGCGGCTCAATATCGACGAGCAGCAGGCGGCCCTTAAGCAGATGGGCTACTCCGTCAGCGATTCGCAGAGCGCGCCAGGACCGGACGGCCGTTTCGTCACCACGGAGCTGCTTCGCTACCCCAATGGCAAGACTGAACGTGTGACCGTTGCCGATCTGACGGCACTCGTATACGCAGGGCAATCCTAATGGCAGACCAGCAGCACAGCAATCCACTCATGCCGAACGCCGTTCCGGGAACGGGCCTCCCGCCCGCACGCCGGCCGCGCAAGCCCCTGCCACCGCCCACGAGCCGCGGACCCACCGGGCCGCTTGCCCTGCCCGTGGAAGTGCAGCGGTCGTACTTCCGTACCGCGTCCCTGATGCTGCGAAACAGCAGCCTCGCGTACCGCCTGGATGTGAACTATCAGGCCATGATGCGGATGGATGCGGACATTGAAGGTGTCCTGCGCTCCCTCCTCGTCACCCTCGCTGGCCTTGAATGGTCCGTGACCGCGGACGATGATGAGAACCCCCGCACGCAGGAACTCGCTTCCCGCATCGCAGACATCGTGAACGCCATCCCCCGGCGCAGCGACCTGTTCCGCGCCATGCATGAGGCCGTGTGGTACGGCGTGTCCGCTACCAACATCGTCTACGAGAAGGACGCAAATCTCGGCGTGCGCGTGGCCGAATGGATTCCGTTCGCCTCCGACACCTTGGCATTCGACCAGCGCGGCAACGTGGCTATGCGCGTTGGCTCGGCGTACATCAACGAATCGTCGGTGACCGACCTTGGATTTGACTCGCTCGTCCACCTGTTCGATGACAACGAGCGCCGCGCCATTGTCCTGCACCGCGTCTTCACGACCGCCCCGAACTTCATCGACCCGAACAGCGCCGACCAGGTCTACCGCGGCGTGGGCGCACGCGATGTGTGCTGGTATATTTGGCTGCTGAAGCAGGAAATCCTTCAGAACGCCGCCGCCTACGCGGAGCGATACGCGCTCGGCATCCGGGTGGGCTACTACCCCGCTGGCAACGATGCGGCCAAGAACGAGATGCTGACGGTTCTTCAAAACCTCGTCAACGACAATTCCGTGGTGCTGCCGCGCATTAGCCCGAACGAGTCGATGTACGACATCGACATCAAGGACGCGAACGCAGGCCGTGCACAAATCTTCATGGAGATGGTCGATTGGTGCAGCAGCAAGCTCAAGGAGGCCATCCTTGGGCAGTCGCTCTCGAGCGAGGCGGGCGGCACGGGCATGGGGTCCGGCGTTGCCGACCTCCACGCTGACACCCTCTCCCGCGTCATCCGCTACCACGCGGACGCGCTGGCGGAATCCATCACCACCGACCTCGTGCGCGTGGTTGCCAAGATGCTCGGCGCGTCCGATGACGAAGCCCGCGCCATCCGTTTCAACTTCGCCCCGGAGCGCCCGGACACCAAGGAACGCCTGGAGGCCGTGGAGAAGTTTGTGGCCCTCGGCGGCCGCGTCAGCGAACGCGAGGTGCGCGACCTCCTCGGCCTTGCCGAACCGATGGACGGCGAACCCGTCCTTGGTGGCAAGTCGGCCGGCGGGGACAACCCCATTGCAGCCATGCTTGGCATGGGCAACGATGCCCCGGAGGGTGAGGAACCCGCCCCGCAGGCTCCCAAGGTCGTGGCCGTCCGCAAGCGCAAGCGCAAGGCATGAACCGCGCCGCGCTAGACAAGCACCTCCGCAGCGTTCTCAAGGAGGCGCAGCAGGCGTACCGCAGGGGCATTGCAGCCCAGGTACTGGGGGAAACGGGCGCGGAGCATTGGCGGACGTTCCACGAGGCAACGTCGGCCCTCCTGATGGCATCGTGGCTCTTCGGCGCACGGGAGGCCATCGACAAGGCCAAGATCCCCGACGAGGCCGTGACGGGGATGCTCGAGGACAACACGGCCCTGACCTTCGACCGCTTGGAAACGGGAATTGCGCTGGAGGGCTTCGGCCGCGACTTCCTCGCCCCCATCGCCAACTGGTTCCGCACCCGCGTGCCGATTTCGCGCACGGATTGGGATGTGCTGATTGAGGCCGCCCAGCGCAGCGGCGGCGAGGTGGCCGACCACGAGCGCGACAACGCCCTGCCCGATATGCGCGCCCGTAACCCGGTGCTTGATTCGCTCCTGCGCGGCATCACGGTCAATCCCCAGGGTGGGCAAATCTCCACGGCCAAGCGGATCACCGACGGCACGTTCTTCGTGACCGCCATGAACCCGAAGCAGACGCGGCAGACGCAGGAGCTGATTGCCCGCGTCATCGAAGAGAAACCCGGCAAGTCCGTGGTGGGCAAGTGGATACGCAAGATGAACCTCGGGGACTTCGTGACCACCACGCAGATGGTCACGGGGACGCACCTGACCACGGCGCGGCTTGAGACCGTGCTACGCACGAACACCAACCGAGCAGCCACGGAGGGGCTTGCGGAGACCCTGCGCGAACCGAAGGTGCAGGCGTTCGTGCCGCTGGTGGAATACAGCGCGACCGGGGACAACCGGACGCGGCCCACGCATCAGGGCTTGGATGGCTACATCGGCACGATGGAGATGTTCGACCGCCAGGGGATCGCACCGCCGTGCGGATTCAACTGCCGCTGCGCGCTGATACCCGTGCCGGCGGCGCGCGCCCTCGAGCGCGGGTGGACGGATGTGGATGGCAACGTGAACTACGCCGCGCTAAAGCGGCACAACGGGAAGCGCCAGCAGCTCATTGACACGCGGCAGATTCCCGATCCCGGATTTGTGAATGCGTAAATCGCATAGGAGGACGCTACGATGGAAGGCATGAGCGACATTCGCAACGAAATCGAACAGCGGCTCGGGGTGTTTGCGCGTCCAGGCGCGAAGGCGGAGATGGACAAGCAAAGCGATTATGTTGAGTACGCCAACTTGCGAGAAAAGACTAGCAAATTGATGACACGCATTGCGCGTGCTTCAGGAGTTGAAAAGTCAAGGCTCCAAAACGAATTACAATCTGCCGATAAGAGAATGAACGAACTTCGCGAAAGCCTCCGCGCCTCCCGCCCCGGCGCGAAGGCGAAGTTTGCCGTTTCCTCATACGAGCAGGCGGAAAATCAGATTGCGCTGACCGAAGAACGCATTGCGTCTTATCGCAGGGCGATGGCTGATACCGAATCGTGGATCAAGCGCGCCAACGCCATGATGAGCAAGGCCGATGCGGGCGATCAAAAGGCTATCAACGAAGTCATCGGCATTGCGCGGATGTTGGAAACCAACATGAAGTCTCGCGGCTTCTCCCGCCCCGGCGCGAAGGCGGAGATGGCGCGTGGGTACTCGGGAAAGACATTCCGCCTCAACACGGGCGATGTCGTTGCAGCGTGGGATGACGGCGATCCTGCGGGATTTGCCAATCAAACACAGGCTCAGTCATTTAGCGACCGCTACAACCTTGGTCGCGTATTCCGGGGCCGTGGAAGAATGTTTTATGTTCTCCCGTCCAAGGAAGAATCATCCCGCCCCGGCGCGAAGGCCAACATGGGCCTCGAGGACGCGTGCTGGAAGGGCTACGAGGCCGTGGGCATGAAGACCAAGGACGGCAAGGACGTTCCCAACTGCGTCCCGAAGGCCACCGCCGCCAAGCCCGAGATCGAAGAGACCGAGCAGGACAAGGCCGGCCTCAAGCTCATGGAGAAGGCCGACAAGGCCGTCAGCGACAAGATCCGCACACTCATCAAGGAAGGCAAGCCGCAGGACCAGGCGGTTGCCATTGCGCTTGACATGAAGCGCCGAGGAGAACTCTGATGCCCCCGATTACGACCCCGCAGGAAAACTTCCGCAAGGTGACGGCAGCGTCCGTTCCGGCCACCTACAACGCGGCATCCGCCGTCCTGACCACGACCGTGCCGTCTAGCGGCACTTCGGGAAGCGGGAACGTGCTGCTGTTTGACATCACCAGCGCATCGGTGAGCGGTCAGAACGCCTCCCTGCTGTACGTCAGCCCGTTCTTGGTGTCGGCCACCACCGCGCAGACCACTATCGGTATGCGGATCATCGGATGGCGCAAGTACCTTGAGGCCGCTGGCACAACCTTTTGGTACATCCCCACGGTGCTGGCGGATTTGACGCTGACCTTCACGACCGGCACGGTCCCGAACTACACCATTGACAGCGTTGCGAATACGCGCACGTTCAGCGGCATCACACAGGTCTCGGGAACCCCGGCGGCGAACCTGTATTCCCCGGCCACGTCTGCTGAAACAAACGTGGCACCCGCCTATGCGATGATCGACCTGGCAGGCGCGCAGTACGTCACCGCTCAGTTCAAGTCCAGCGGCACGCCCGACATGGGCGCGTTCTGGTCCACCCTCTGATGAATCGCGCCAACCGCCCAACGATGTCACGCATCAGCGGCTCGTCTTATGCGAGCAAGCTGATGAGTCGCGCTGGCGACGGCTCAACGCTGTCAATTGATTTCACCACGGGTGTCCTTGATTCGCGGATCACGTTTAGCCGCGCGGACGCTACGGCGCGGGCTACCTTTATCAACAACCTTGGCTACGTCACAACCGTTTCATCAGCTCAAGATCCACGCTTTGACTATGACCCGACAACGCTCCAGCCTAAAGGATTGTTGATTGAGGGGAGCGCGACCAACCTGATGACCTACAGCGAGGATCAGGGGAACAACACGACATGGAGTGCGTTTGGAACGTCAGTAACGAGGACGACCGGACAAACTGATCCGGGAAACAACTCAACAGCTTCGAAACTTGTATTCGATGCAACGACAACAGATGCGGTGATTTCTCGCTCCGTAACAGTTTTGAACGCAACGCAGTACACCATATCTATGTGGATGCGTGCTGATTCTGGAACGGTTACGAATGTCAGATTTGCTCGCTCTGCTGGTTCTGCTGGAGCAATCTTCCCGACTCTCACTACTGCATGGCAACGTGTGCAGTTGACGTTTACATCCAGTACCACAAGCGATGGAATTGAGATTCGCGTACTTAATTCGGGGAGTCCCAAAACGGCTACTGTTCATCTGTGGGGCGCACAACTGGAAACAGGTTCCATGTCTTCGTACATCCCGACCGTGGCAAGTTCGGTGAGCAGGGCGGTTGATACCGCCATTATTGCCGCTGGAGCGAAGTTCGACTCATGGTACACGGGCGGGACAACGGGTACGTTCGTCGCTAATTGGTACGCCAACGCATCAAGCTCAACAGCCCGCACGGTCATTGCAACTAACGATCAAACGACCAAGCATTTGCACATGTACCAAACTGCATCTGCGCTCACTCTGCGGTTGGCAGACTTCAACGCTGCGGCTACCGTCACGACCGCAAATAGCATGACCGCAGGCGCGTTGACAAAGGGCGCATTCAGTTATAACGGCACGGCTACCAACCTGTGTTTGAACGGTGGCACGGTTGCCAGCGGAACGCTGGCATTTAGCTCCGCCTCAACATGGTTGAGTATTGGCGCTCCGTCTACGAACGGAACGTCGATCACGGGAACCACGGTCGTGCTGAACAACAGCATTCGTTCAATCAAGTATTGGCCTGCCGTGCTTTCTAACGCCACGCTTCAGTCTCTCACCGCATGAGGATCTAATGGGAACCGCAGGCTACGTCCCCAACTTCAAGGCAGGATCGACCGTCTACCCGTTTCGGGTAGTGCGGATGAGTACCAGCGCGGCGTTCACGGCCATCCCGGCCACCGATCCGGCTCACATCGTTCTCGGCGTTACGGACGGATCTACGCGGGCCTTTGACTCCACCGAACACGCGGCAGCAGGCGGCACGATCAGCCTTCAGAACAGCCGCTTTGTCCAGGTGCAGTCCAACGGGACCATCGTGGTCGGTGATCTCCTCAAGGCATCCACGGCTGGCCTTGTGGAGAAGATTGGTACGGGGGAACGTGCGTTCCTCCAAGCGTGCGACAATGCCGCTAGCGGTGAAATTCTTTGGGCCTTCCGCGTTCAGACCTGGGAGATTTGACATATGGGCATCGCAGGACACACTCCGAACTTCACCGCCGCAGGAACCATCCTGCCGTTCTCGTGCGTGGAAGCAACCACCACCGACCCGTTCAAGGTCGTGGTGGCTACCGCCGAAACTGACATTGTGCTTGGTGTGACGGACGGCAGCACGCGGCGCTTTGCCAGCACGGATCACGCCATTGCCGGCGACCCGGTCGTGCTTCAGAACAGCGAATTCCTTCAGCTCCGCGCTGGCGGAACCATCGCCATTGGTGACGGTCTTTGCCCGACCACCAATGGCGCGGTGATTACCGCAACGACTCGCATTCAGTTTGTGGCCTGCGAGGCAGCCAGCAGCGGAGAAATCTTGTGGGCGCAGCGCGTGGGTTCGGTTGAGGTTGCCGAGCCTGGGCCGATTGTGTATGGAAGCAACCGTGCGGGTTTATTCCTCAAAGACCTTGCTTCCGGCACGGATAGCCTTGATGTTGTCATTATTGGTGACAGCAATACGGGAAGTGCGCTTTCAGGATTTTGGGGTTATCACAACGGATTCTCGCAGACGCTGAATGATCGCGGCTATCCAATCTATGGAACTCCGTACTCGCACACAATGACCGATTGGGCTGTTGACACCAACACGGGTGGATGGCTTGGCTCGGCTTATGTCTATCAGCCAAGAGGGACGCTGTTGAATGGAAACACCAGCGGAGGCGCAACCAATTACGCTTACTGGACTCCAGGAACAGCTTGGACGAGATACGGAACTTATCCGAGTGCGAAGGATGGTTGGGCATACATCAGCGGCGCAGAATATTGGAATTGGTATCCCCAGGTTTATATTGAGACATCTCATCCGCTTTTCAATACATCGCTGACACTTATTCATCGAATTCGGTGGGGAACCTTCAGCACGGGCAGCGGATATTTCCGTGCTGCCGTTCGCAACTTTGGCGGTTCAACAATCGCAACGAATTCGGTGGTCAACACCAACACAGGCAACGCCAATAGTGTTGCAACTACTGAGTATTCGTTCACTCCAAGCGGTGCAGCTCAAATTGAAGCAGCGTGTTTTGGAGGCGGAACGGTTGCTGGAAGTCGTGGTGCGGTTGGCCCAGTAGCAATTCACGGACATAGCATCTACTGTCAGCGCAAGGGTTGGTCGGTTCATAGTCACGGATACATGAGCGGAGCTGATAGCACAACGATTGACTCGGTGATGTCGGGAATTGGATCAAGTGCCTTGCAAGTCCATTTGCAGGAATTGCGCGCTCGACAAATTGCTGCAACAGGATCAGGTCGCGTGCTGTTGATGATGCACTCTGGTATCAACGGAGCAGACACAACTTCGACCTGGCAGACTGCACATCTTGATGTGTGGAATACCTACAAGACTGCATGGGCTGCGCTTGGATATCCCGCTGCCGATCTTGCATGGGTGTCATTCGTTTCCCATGTTCCGAACTCCACGGACACAAGCAATTCGGGAAGCACAGGCAACCTTGCCACGATCCGTACCGCAGCCAACACGATGCCAACTACCTACACGGACATGACCGTGGTGGATGTAAAGAAGCTGCTGACATATACGCAGAACATCACGGGTGTCGGCAACGGTCGTGCGTATTACCAGCGATACAACAACTTGCCGAATGCTGGCTCTGATATCACCATTCATCTGTCCGGTGGAACCTATACGGGATCAACTAAGGACACTTCTGATGGCTACACCGCATTGGCAAATCTTGTCATTAGTTCCCTGATGGCCGCGACATGAGCGAAATCGACCTCAAGCCAACCGAAGAGATGGCCGCCAACGCCGAGCGCGGGCTGGCGCTGCGCGAGAAGCACGGCCGTGGCGGCACGGAGGTCGGCGTTGCTCGAGCGCGGGACATCAAGAACCGCAAGAACCTGTCCCCCGACACGGTGCGCCGGATGAACTCCTACTTCGCCCGCCACGAGGTGGACAAGAAGGGCGAGGGTTGGGGCAAGGATTCTGCCGGGTATATCGCGTGGCTTCTGTGGGGTGGCGATGCCGGCAAGGCGTGGGCCGACCGCAAGAGCGAGGAACTTGACCGCAAGGAGGACAAGACCATGAATAGCAAGGCATCGCACAGCGTGCAGGAAGACGGCGAGAAGATCAAGATTGAGCGCGTGGAGCTGTTCATGGCGTTCGACCCGGCTATTGACGATGGCGAGTCCGACCCGGAGCTGAAGCGGTTCAACAACGAGCGCCTGAAGTCCATCGTGCGCGCCACCCGCGCCCACATGGCGCGTGGCTCCTTCCCCCAGGTCGTGGTCATGCACGAGAAGAACGGGGACGAGCCGAAGAGCGCCGTGGGCAGAATTCCTTCGATCAATTACGAAGAACGCAATGGCATCGGTTACATTGTGGGAGACATGGAGGTGAACAAGCCCATCTTCGACAGCCTCATTGCAACCAACGCGTTCCCGCGTCGGTCGGCAGAGATTTGGGCTGAATCGAACCACCTGTCGGAAGTGGCCCTGCTGGGCCGCGAGACCCCGCGCCGGCCGTTGCCTGATACTCACTTCGCCCGCGAGGGAAAGAAGATCACTTGTTCCAAGTCAAACTTCGACCTCGCCGGGGTCGGAGGCGGACTCAACACCTTTGTCCCGGCGACCACCAAGGAGGAAGCCTCAATGGCATCCAACGATTACCGCGAAGAGCTTGAGGCGATGAAGTGCGCCATCGGCGAACTCGCTGACATGATGAAGAAGAAGTTCGGTGAGGACGAGTCCAAGGAAGAGAAGGACGAGATGTCCGCCGAGACCATGACGGACATGGAATACAAGTCCAAGAATGCCGAGGACGGCGTCCACATCGACATCGGCTCGCACGGCAATGCGCCGGATTCGATTGACGAGGAAGAGGAAGAGGCCATGCCCGTGGTCGCTGCCCGTTCGACCTACTCGCTGCGTTCGGAGAACGCCCGCCTGAAGTCCCGCATGGAGCGCCTTGAGGCCGAGATCCGCCGCGAGAAGTTCTCCCGCGAGATCGACATTCTCGAGCAGGACGGCTACCGCATCCCCGAGTCGCAGCGCGACAACCTGATGACTCAGCTCCAGGCCAGCAACGACCCGGTCGCCCTGCTTGAGTCGTGGCGCTCCCTGTTCTCCCGTGACCCCATCGGCGCGAAGATCGACATGAGCCGTGCGGCCATGCCGAAGACCGTCAGCGGTGGCGACATCTCCTCGTTGGTCAAGGAATTCGCTGGCAAGCCGGAAGAGTTCGCCAAGGCCATCAACTCCCGCATCAAGCGTTAATCGCAGAAGGACACTACAGAAATGCTTCAGTTCTCCCCCAATCTCATCGCAGGCGGCGACATCAACCCCTACGCCATCGTGAAGATGTCCACCACGGCATTCACGGGCGCGGCTTCCACCGCTGCTGCTGACTACGTTGTCGGCGCTGCTGACGGTTCGACCAAGCGTTTTGACTCCGCGCTCCACGCGGCTTCGGGCGACCCGATCAGCCTCCAGCCGTCCAACTGCGTGCAGCTCAAGTGCAACGGCTCCACGGCCATCACCGCTGGTCTTGCTCTCAAGGCAACGACCGCTGGCGCAGCCGTTGGTACGTCCACGAGCGGCGATGTTCCCCTGTTCGTTGCTCTCGAGGACGCGTCGGTTGGCGCGATCTTCTGGGCTTACCGTCTCCCCGCCACCAAGGCGCTCTGATTCCCTGACCCTAAGGAGGTCTCACCATGAGTTATGTCGCAGTCGGTGGCGGACTGAATACGTTCGTCCCCTCCACCAATGCCCTCGCAACGGGCGCTCTCCAGGTTGAATTCACCCGTGCGGTGAACACCTTCCCCATCACGAAGTACGCGCAGATCGTTCCCACCCAGCAGATGACGGGCTACTACCTCCGTCTTGACTCGGACGACAACGTCCGCGTGACTGATGTGAACGAGTTCGCTTGGCCCCTGGGCAATGACCGCCCGGTCGGCAAGATGAACCAGCACGACTTCGTGGCGTTCACCGCTGCTCGCTTCGCCTACCCGTTCTACATCCCGAACGAGACCGTGAAGCAGGCCGCGTGGGACGTTGTCGCCCAGCACGCTCGTGCGAAGGCGCAGCTCGCCATGACGGCTCGCTCCATGCGTACCGCGACCGCCCTCGTGGGCAGCGCAGCGCAGACCTCGTTCAACAACGTGGGCAACTACTACGCGACCGGAACGGCGATCTCGGGTGCTTCATGGACCGCATCTTCGACCAACATCATTCAGAAGGGCATTCAGACCGCCCTTCAGCGCATCTCGCTTGCCACGGGCGGCGCGGTGCGTGGCGAGACCGACATCATGATGGTGATCTCGCCCACGATTGCCAATCTGCTGTCGCAGACCGAAGAAGTTCGGAACTACGTCAAGAACTACCCGGCCGCTCTGCCCTTCCTCCAGGGTAACGATGTCTTCGCCAAGTACGGCCTCCCGCCGAACCTGTTCGGCGTGCAGGTCGTGGTCGATGACAGCGTGAAGGTCACTACCCGCAAGGGTGCTGCCAGCACCACCCGCTCCTTCGTCTACGGCAACTCGGCCGTGTTCGTGAGCCGTCCGGGTGGCTTGGTGGGCGTGGAAGGCTCCACCTCGTTCTCCACCTGTCAGATCTTCGCTTTTGAGGACATGACTGTTGAGAACTGGGACGATCCGCGTGATCGTCGCATCGAAGGCCGCGTGATCGACAACAGCACCTCGGAACTGGTTGCCCCGGTGTCCGGCGTGCTGGTGCTTGATGTCACGACCTGACGTTTGTTCGCCACAGTCATGGGGGGGCAGGAGTTTCGATTCCTGCCCCCCCGTGTTCGCATAAGGGGACACCATGCCACAGTACGCCGGCTATGCGGAACTTGAGTCATCGCTTGATGCCAACATCATCGCGCAGCTCTCAAGCGATACGGGCAGCAACAACCCCGGCGCGAACTGCCTCGTGGACACCATCCTGCAACGCGCCAGCAGCGTGGTGCAGGCGTATGCCCGCGTGGGGAACATCTACACGGACACCGACCTGAACGCGCTGGCGGCCGCCAATGACGGCCTCCTCGTGATGCTGACGGTGGACTTGGCGACCGAGATGCTGTTCCAGCGCCGCGCCATGAAGATCACCCCGGCCGTGGAGGCGCGGGTGACCCAGGCCCGTGCCATGCTCGAGGCGCTGCGGGACGGCAAGATGATCTTCGGAGCGGTTGCCAAGGCCGCCGATGCCGGCGTGTGTGAGGTGGCCGTTGTGCCGATCAACAACCTCGCCTGGTACAACAACGTGAGCAGCAGCGCGTTCTTCCGTCCTCGCGCCCCGAACATCTACCGGGGCGGCTAATGGCTTCCGATTGGGGCAAGCGCGTTGCCAAAGCGCTGCGCGACCCCGCGGTGGTCAACGGCATCGCCACCCTCGTAGGCCGCTACGCGAAGCAGCACATTGCAACGAGCCGCGGCCGGGACGAGAGCGGCGGGGAAACGGCCTTGCAGCCCTTGGCGGCCGTGAAGGGCGAATACTGGACCACGACCAAGCCGAAGGACTCCGCGGCCATCAAGGCCACGCGGGAAACGGTCGTGGTTCGACAGCGCAAGATGAAGAACGGCAAGACCGTGGCGAAGCCCACGACGGTCAAGGAATACCTCGTCACAGGCGAGTCCTATCGCGCTGGCGGGAAGCCCCTGCGCGACACCGGGCAGATGATGCGGGAGATGAACGCAAAGGGGCAGACGGGCGGCAACGGCGTTTCGATCATCCTGTACGGCCCGCTGCACGCGATCTTCCACGAGCTTGGGTTTGAGACCAGCGGCCCGAACTACATCCCGCTGACGCGCAAAGGCAAGCGTTCGCACGCCACGGGCAACAACCCGACCAAGGAGGGGTTGGTGCGCGGCAAGGACTTCGTGATGGCTTGGCAGGGCGTGACCGTCCCCAAGCGACCGTTTATGATTCCTACCAACGATGAATGGGGAGAGATCGGAAAGTCGATTAGACTAGGCCTCGCCCGAATCCTGAAAGGAAGAAGCTGATGGCTACCGCAATTTTCGTCGCAGGACCAACCAAAATCCAAGTGAACTTGGGAGCTGGCTACGTTGACCTCGGACTGACCGACAACGACAGCCTTCCGCAGATCACCTACACCGACAACGTCCACGAGATCAAGACCGTGGCCTCGGGCGCTGTGCCGGAGGAAATGGTGCTTCAGAACACCACGGCGGTCATCTCCTGCACCCTGGTCAAGTGGGACGCGGCCAACCTGACGGCCTTGGCCGTGCGGGAGCGCGGCGCGGAATACACCACTACGGTGGGCCGCCTGCTCATCAACGGCAGCGGCACGTTCGGGGTGAAGATCCTGCCCCTGACGGCTGGCAAGACCTCGTACACGTTCGCAACGTGCATGATCATGGGTGATGCCATCAACCACAGCAACTTCGGCAACGTGGAGCAGCGTCTTGGGCTGACCTTCAAGGCGATCCCGACCCCGTCCACCAACATTCTTGCCACCTCGGCTACCACATGATCGACTTGAACGAAGAAAACGACCCGATGCTGTTCCGCGTGACCATCCCCACGGGTGCGCTCGTGATCCAATGGAACGAGCTAGTGGCCTCCGTGCAGAAGCGCAGCATTGCCGGCGGCGAACAGCCGACCGTGGCCGACATTGCCAACGCGATCCGGGCCGTGGCACGCACCCCCGAGGTGGCCCAGCAGGCCGCCGACGAGGTGCTGTTTGCGGTCTTTGCCCGGTTGGGCAAGGCGGTACAGAACGCGGGAAACTGACACGGGAGGCCGCCGTGTTCTTGGCGACCTATGGGCGGCCTCCCACCGACTTTGACCCGGAGACTGCTATGGGCCTCGCGCAGAACATTCCCATGATTGAGGCGAGGCAGAGCATCGTTCAGGCACGGGCCATCGCTATGGCGTTGGGATCGGCAGAGGTGGCGCAGCAGACGGTGGCGCTTGCTACCGGGGATGCCGACCTCGCCTTCCGTATCCGCATGAACCTCGAGCATCAGAAGGCGGTGGGCTGATGGCTACGCAGAACGCAGCGGTGTGGAATGCGCTCCTGACCGAGATTGCCAACTGGATGGTGACCGAGGGCTATGGCAGCGCCGTGTACCTGTCGGAGCGGCCGAGCGATGAGACCATCGCGCAGTACGCGATACAGATCATCCCAGGCGGCGACACCGCGCTGCATTGGCGGTCGGGCGTGGGCTTGCAGGAGGCCAAGATCGACATCGTGGTGTGGTGGCGCGGCCTCCTTGACCCGGTCAACCGGGCAACTGAGCGCATCTCTGGGTCCAACGGCATTGAGCAATTCATCGACGGGCTGCGGGTGCTGCTCAATCAGAACGACCTCAACGGCATTCTGACCATTGCGCTGACTTGGCGCAACGGCGGTCAGGTTGAGCCAGCCGAGGACTTGGTTGGTTGGATGCGCGGCACGGAGACCTTCGTATGCGCCTTTGAGAACGGACTGTAACCATGCAAGACCTTGGACGCATCGTCATCGACATCAACGAAAAGGGCAGCGGTGGCGAAACCGAAGGCATTAGCGGTATGGCAAAGGCTGGCGGTACTGCTACTGCTGCGGCTGAAGAGCTTGGCATGGCCGCAAATACGGTTGCCCTGATTGGGGAATTGTCGGTCGTAGCGGCAGGAATTGGCGCTGCATTCGGGGCGCTTTACAAGGCTTCTGTGGAGGTTGGAAAGGCCCTTCTCGCTCTCAATCGGTTTGTGCTTGAGGTGGCAAATGATCTGCGCGACTACAGCCCAGGCATCCAGCTTGCCGAGATGCAGAATCAGATTGCGATGGTGGCAACACGTTTCCGAGATGGAATGCAATACGGCGGCGCTATCGGAGCGCAGATGATGGAAGTGGGTCGCATTGAGCGTGCTTTCGTAGAATTGAAATCGGCGCTTGGCGCTATTGGTGCAATTTTCCTCCGTCCCATCACCAAGATGGTGGCTGACATGGCGGAAGTAATGCGCGATTACATTCCCAAGCTCTTTGATTTGGCCGCCAACATCGCCATGATTATTTCAACGGTGCTAAATAGCATCGCGCAAGATTTGACCAAACTGTATTCCTTTCTTCCCGGAGTTAGCCCTGGGTTGTTTGGATCTGCCGTTGGCGGGAATATTGTTCTGTCCGTTTGGGCGCAGAAATTTGCCGATATGGCAACTTCTCTTCGCGCTATCAAGCGCAACACCGATCCCAAGATTGACTACGGCGCGATGAATCAGCCGTTCCTTGCCGATCTCAAGCTCATGGGCATGAAGGGAATCTGATGTCTACCAACGGCAATACATGGGTGGCGTTCAAGCTGGGCGACAACACGTTCACGCTTCCGTATGCCAACATCACCTCGTGGGATGCGCGGGCAATCTACGCGGAGGACGGCTACACGCAGATCCGCTACGAAACCACCATCTCGGGGTCCGCGCTAGTGTCCTACGGCACTTCGACCTACACCACGCTTGCAAACCTACTCAAGAAGGAACCAGGTCGCGTTGACGAGGTCAAGATTTGGGTGACGGCAGACGGCGCAACCGAAGCGGTCTACGAGTCATCCGGGCCGGATGCGCTGCGCGGCCCCCTGATGTCCATGACCGTCACGGAAATCAGCGGCCGGCAGGCGGCGATGATTACGTTCACCATCGTGGGTCACGCGATGGCCGAGGAGGACGATTGCCCGATTGTGTCCCATCGGTGGGTGCAGTCGTTCACGCTTGATGCCGCAGGTCACATGACGCGCACGGTCACGGGAAGCATTGTTCTTGACCTGTCGAACACAAACGCAGACACGACCTACGCCGAGGACAACACGGCTGCTCAAGTCAACGGGAAAGCGCCTTGGGCCGACCTGTTCCGCAAGGCCATCCTGCCGACCCGTCCGCCGGACAGCAGCATTTGGCGGCGCGAGTCGCAGACGTTTGCCTACAACGAAAGCGGCAACTCGCTCATCTACACCATCGTGGATACCCAGGCGCGCATCAAGCTGCCCGACAGCGCGCTGACGGGTAATTGCGATTTCACCTACGAGCGTTCCCGTACCGACCTGACCTTTGCCACCCTGCGGTTCAACTGCGACCTTGAGGGGCCAATCAATGGCGATGTCCGTCACATGATGTGGGCAGCCGTGGTGCTGGCGCAAACCCGCATTCCGTTCCGCTCGTCGCAGCTTGACCGCATTGTGTTCTCTGAGCAGGAGATGATGACGCGTGCCAAGGTGCGCGTGGAGATTCAGGCGCGGTGCTACGCCTTTGCCGGCGATCCAACGCCCTCCACCACGCTCCCGCCCGTTCCGCTTGCTAACCTCATCGGCCAATTCTTCACGGTCACGCGGACTTGCCCGGAATACCCGGATTCCTATGGTGGAACCACGGGTATTGCGTCTGTCCCACATTGGTACAACAACAGCCTGTCGGCCAAGACTCCGGGTGTTGCAAGCACTCTTCCCGTGGCCGAAGTCATCACGGCGATCACCGCCTATTGCACTCCTGGCACTCCGACCACCTCAATGGTGGCCCCGGATACCAACTTTGACGATGCCAATACGGCGATGAATCAGGGGCCGTTTGCCACGCTGCCGCGCATGACCAACAACGCGGCCAACCAGCCCGCTGGCGTGGAGCGGTCGCAGACGGTCACGAGCGTCTATACCGACACCAAGATGCACCGCCTTCAAACCCTCTACACGCAGGGTTCGGACTTCGTGTTCCAGGCGGGCAAGGCAAGCACGGTCCTTGAGGAAGTCACCACGGTCAAGGGGGTCAACACCCCGCCGCAGCGCATCTTCCGGCCGATTCCATCGGGCTTCGTGGTCGTCAAGGACGATTGGAAGGTCAACTTCGGCGATGTCGATACGGGTGGCCAGCGCACGTTCATCGGGGTGTATACCCGCACCCTGAAGTCCTATGACGGCGGTGGCGCAACGAGCAACGGGTACAGCACCGTGTCCGGTCGCCGGCAATGGTGGTCGCCCACGCAGACGGTCATTGCCCCGGCATCTCTCGGGTTTAGAACCGATACAGACGGGCAGAACACCGCCGTGTCCGTGTTCAACGCCGACACCAACGCGGCCGCGTACAACGTCGGCACGCCCCAGGACTACGCATGAGCGTAAGCGCGTACATCACCGCAGGCGCGAACGTCATCCCCACGCTTCTGCCCACGCAGGAGATGCGAAGCACGGCGCGGCAGATCGGCATTGCGGAGGAGGATCTGTTCCGCGTTGATGTCCCGGTGGGCATGACGCAGCACACGCGGGCAAGCGTCCTTGTGGCCTCCACGCAGATTGCGACCCTGTACGGGTCTACCACCGTCAGCCTTACCCTTGAGGACTCAAGCGGACGGTCGGTCGTGCTGTCGGGCCTGTATGCCCGTCCGCAGCAGCCGTTCTTTTGGCGGGAGTCGGGCGGCGTGGTCATGGTTGAGCTGGTGGACGAGCGGTGGTACTGGAAGTTCTCTAGCGCGGCCATTCTGAACACCAACCTGTCCCCCACTTGGTCAAGCGATGGGCGCTGGCGGGTTGACTCCACCCGCACCTATTCGGATCTCATCACGGACATCGGGACGGTGGCATCGGGCGACAATCTGACGATGCCCACGAGCTTCACCACGCAAAGCCCGGAATACATCCGCCGGCTGTCCGATCTGTGCGGATCACCCAACGTCAGCCTCTCCATCCTGCTTGATGCCATCGCATCGGCCAATCAGCAGATCGTGGTATCGACAGGCAGCGCCACGCGGTTCATCAGCCGGACGGGCCTCAAAGCGCAATACAACACCGCAATGAACACTTATCAGGCGGCCATGCGCGGGGGTATGCAGCCCGTCAATGGCGCGGCGTTGTCCACGGATGCGCTGGTGAGCCTGTGGAACGCGACCGGATATCAGGCGCGCGCCCCGCAAATTGCTTCGGTGATCATGCCCCGGCGCAGCGTGGAAGCGCGAACGGTGTTCAACAACGTCACCATCGCCAATACGCCGGCAGCCGACATCAACTTCAGCCAGCAGGCGGTAAGCACACAAGGCGCTACGCCTAGTTGGGTGCGCGCTCCTAATGACATTGGATCGGCCTACCTCACGGATGCTTCCATCGTGGTGAACGATTCATCCGGCGCGGAACTGACAACCTCGCCGGGATGGCCGCCGGCTTTGTCGCGCACCAAGATTCGAGACGATTACGTTTCCCGGAACAGCAATATCCCCTTTGGTCGCACGGTGTGGGCGGGATGGATTCCGTGGTATACGGATGCGTCCACGACCATCGGGCAGATCGGCAACGTGTCCTACCGGATGGCCGAGATCGACGGCGAGCTTGCTCCGTACACGATTAGCGAGGCACGCGAGGACGATTGGCGGTTCGGGCTGCAAGGCACTTCGGAGGTAAACCCGTCCGACCTTGTGACGGCCAAGGGCAACGCCCAGGCGTACCGCAACCTCGTGGGCGCAACCATCATCGACGTTCCGCCGCCGATGTGCCGAGTGTTCCCTGCCAAGATCACGGGTTCGGAGCTGTATACCAACTGGCGGTGGCGGTATTCGTTTGAGGAAGTCGAACCGAATCCGGCCGCTGGCGCAGGCGGAACTCCGAGCGTTGCCATTGGCGCGTATGGGCGCAGCGGGTCGATTTTGGCCCGCAACATGGCAGAGAACGCCAACCTGAACTATGGAGCGGGCGACACTCGCAACTTCATTGCGCCAGGGGTCGCGCAGAGCGACTACACCAATGCGACCATCCGAGCGGTTGCCATTGCCAACGACACCATCGTGATGATGGTAGAGCAATTCCCGACCTCGTACACGACCGGGTCGCCGCCATTTGGACCGCAGTATTGGTTCTCAATGCCGAACGCTGTGGTCGTAGAATGCACTACGGGTGGAGGTTAATAAACCATGACAACTACTTGGAACATCATCTTCGAGCAAGGCGCGGAATTTCAGGCGGTAGTTACGGTCAGCGATTGGCCTGCGACCTATCCCGCGCTTGCAACGGCCACGGATTGGCGGCTCCGCGTGGCTCGAGCGGGCGAAACGGCCTTTTTGACTGCCAATACGTCCAACTACATCACGCTGAACGGCGCAAAAACCGTTGCAACTATCAAGATTCCTTCAACCATCACCAACGCGTTCCCGTGCGGCAACGCGCTGTATGACCTTGACATCCTGTTCCCCAGCAGCGTGGTCAAGCGATTGATTTCACTTGGTTCGGCACAGGTCAACATCTACGCGGGGTCCGTCTAATGGCCGACCAAGTATCCATCTCGGTGGTTGATTCCGGCGTGACTGTTTCCGCCGGCGCGGTCGTGAGCATCACGGCTGGCACGGGACTGACGGGCGGGACTATCACCGCTACCGGAACCATCGCCGCAGACTTTGCAGCCAGCGGCGCGGCTACGGCGGGCAAGATCGTGGAGGCTACGGATAGCCGTTTGTCAAACGCCCGCACGCCAACGGCACACGCGGCAAGTCATTACGCAACAAGCAGCGATCCGGTGACAATCACAATCAGTCAGGTGGAGGACTTGAGCTCAACTTTGGTAGGTCTTGTTCCTACCACTCGGCAAGTAATTGCGGGAACGGGATTGTCCGGCGGTGGTGACCTGTCTACGAATCGCACTATTTCGGCAGACATTGCTACGTCGGGTGGAGGAACATCTACGCAGCTTGTTGGTGCAACGGACAGCAGGCTTTCAAACGCTCGCACCCCGACTTCCCACGGCAGCAGCCACGGCAGCGCCGGCAGCGACCCAATTCCTGCCGCTGGCCTTGCGCAGTCCCAGGTCGCCAACCTGACCACCGACCTCGCGGCCAAGGCAGCGAATAGCATCGTCCTGACCGCAGGCACGGGCCTGACGGGTGGCGGCGATCTGACTGCTAGCCGGACGTTTGTGGTGTCGTTTGGCACGGCATCGACCACGGCGTGCGTTGGCAACGATGCGCGCCTGTCGGATTCTCGAGCGCCTAGCGGGGCGGCCTCGGGCGACCTGTCAGGAACCTACCCATCCCCGACCGTCGCCAAGATTCGCAGCACGTCCGTTTCGTCATCGGCTCCGTCCAACGGCGACTTGCTGCGCTACGTTTCTAGCACGACTCAATGGGAGCCTGGGGCGGGTGTCGATGTGCAGCTCTTTACGACCTCCGGAACATGGACGAAGCCGAGCGGCTGCCGCACGGTGCAGATTTTGTGCATCGGAGCAGGGGGAGGCGGCGGTAGCGGCCATGCCGCAGCAAGCGGAAACAGGGGTGGCGGCGGTGCAGGCGGCGGCGGCGGCATCACCGAGCTGACGTACCGCGCCGTGGCCCTTCCGGGTTCGCTCACCGTCACGGTGGGTACGGGTGGCACGGGTGGCGCGGGTGTTTCGGCGACCAACAACGGCAACCCAGGAACGGCGGGCGGCGCATCGTCAGCATCCGCATCCGGCATTACCTACGCCTACGCGGCTGGCGGCAACTTTGGCGCAGGCGGCACGAATTCGGGCGGCGCGGGCGGTGCGGCTCTCACGACCAACGCATTGTGGCTTGGTGGTGCTGGTGGCGCGGGCGGAACGGCTGCGATTGGAACGACTGCTAGCACTTCGCAGGGCGCACCAGGAGGCGGTGGTGGCGGCGGGATGTCTTCGGGCGGCACGACTTACGCCGGCGGATCAGGGGCTACGCGGGTTGGCATTGGCGCAGGCGGCGATGGAACAGGCGGTGCAGGCACTAACGTGGGCTTCTACGGTTCGGGTGGCGGTGGTAGCACCTCGTCAAGCGGCACAAGCGCCGCTGGCGGCTTGGGCGGCTACGGAGCGGGCGGTGGCGGATCGGGGGCATCCACTACCACTACGGGCGCTGGCGGCAACGGTGGCGGTGGCCTCATCTGCATCATTTCCTCGTGGTGAGCCATGACCATCGAAACCAAGAATGCCGTGGAGTTTTGGATGAAGCCCGCGCAGCTTGCGGTGGCGGTCATTGCCATTGCCGGGGCGTTCGTCTACGCGGGGCAGCGCAGCGAACGCGACGAGCAGCAGACGCGCGCCTTGGACAAGATGGCTTCCGAGATGGAGAAGATCCAGCAGGCGACCGGGGAGGGGAACGCACAGATCCGGGTCATCAACGTCCGCATCGGGGCGCTCGAGGAGCGCGTGGGGAAGATCGAAAAGCGATGAGCCGAGTATGGCTTGCCCTTGCGGCGGTGGCCCTGCTGGCGGTCGCGTGCAGCCCGGTGGAACGTATCGCGGGTGATACGAACGCCATCCGCACGGATGCCCAGGCGCTCATTGACCACGGCCACGCCATCAAGGACGCGGAGGTGGTGGAGCGCGCCACGCGCATTGACACCACGGCAGCGGACATCCACGTTCAGCTCACCAAGGTGCAGGACATCACCCCGACATGGCTTTCGACCCTGCGGTGGTGGGGGATCGGCGTGGCCGTGGCAGGCATCGCCTTCCTCGTATGGCAATCGGGCATTGGCACGGCCATGCGCGTTGCAATCGGATGGCTGCCTCGTAAAAAGGTAGCCGCGGCGGAACTCGCCGTGGATATGCTAGACCCCAACCGACCCGAAGGGGATCGGGAATTCATCGCGGCAATGCGGTCAGATCCTGAATTTGATGCGGCATATCGCAAAGCAAAGACTCGAAGAAAGGCTTGATGATGCTTCTCGCAGACCTCTCCAGTTTCGTTGGCTCGGTGTGGGCGGCCGCCCTTTGCTTCTGCCTCGGCGTTGCCGGCGGCATCTACCTTTGCAAGCGCGGAATCATCAAGTGACGCGCCTGCTCATCTTCATCGCTGCGCTCGTCATCGTGGCATGAGCGGCATCCTGAACGCTTCGTGTTGCTGTGGCGGTGGGACAATCCCGCCGGGTAACACCGTCTGCGTTCCGGTTGTCGGTACGTCTACGCCAACCTTCACCATTACGGCCTCTCAGGCTGGATGGGTTCGCGGAGAGCCAAAGGGGCTTTCTACCACCGCCGACTGTGTGTCCACCATTTGCGGCACATCTACGCCGATCTATTGCGACCGCAAGATTTGGGCTGGGTGGAATAACGGCATAGGTGCATATCAAGGAAAGTATTACCGAGATGGTTGGTATCGCAATGACGATCCAAATTGCGAATGCTGCGCTATCACCGAGGACACGTTGACTTACAGGGGCGGAAACTGGACTGGAAATATGCAGTTCACGGGAACGGCAAATGGTATTGCGGTATTGTCAGAATCCAACACGTTTGATAATGGCGGAATTGTCGCATACAAATATCTATGCAGCGGACTGAACATTGGTGGCATCTGTTCGACTTGCTCTTGCTGTGGGGGAGCAAGCGGCCTGTACGATGTTGTCTATGTGAACTTTGGTGGGTTCAATACCACCGGGCCGTATTACCCCGTACAAGCGACAAATGAGACTGGCTCAACTTTGTGTGATCCACCGTATGACTCAGCATACGAATATGGGTATTACCACGGCTGGAGCGCAGAAGCGTACTTCTACAAGCCTGTTCCGTTTACCGCCACTCGTACTCTCACCGGAATTTACACGCGCTACCTTTCACGAGTGACCGTTCCATTGAACTTCTATCAAACGCACGCCAGCTTTGGCGGCCCGTGGAATTCTCTGTCGTATGCACCGCCGTTTCCTGGCGCGTCATGCGACACCATCACTACAGGCGCACCCGACAACCCAGCCGAGTGCTTGTGCGGTTCAGCCAACGGCTACGGGTTCACCTTGCCGTCCACCATTACGCTGACATGATCTACACCACCAACGGTCGCAGCATCGAAGTCCCCGATTCCGTGCCGGCAGCGGAGCGCGAGGCGTGGGCGCTGGCGCAGCTTGATCGCACGCGCAAGCCTGAAGGATGGCGCGGCCTGGGGGACGTTGTGGCTGCCGCAACGAAGGCAATGGGTATCCGTCAATGCGGCCCGTGCCGCAAGCGGCAGGAGGCGTTGAACCGCCTCGTCCCGTTCGCAAACGAAAACCCCCCGCCTGCCGGCCAACTTCCTGCGGCCGCAGACGGGGGGGAGAAGAACGACTAGCCTACGGTCAGAAGGGTACGTCCGCCGGGTCAACCTTGGCCGGGGCAATCGGCCCGATGACGCGCATGACCTGTAGGGTCTGCCCGATCCGGGCGACCTCAAGGCACATCTCCTTGTCCACGTTCGCGTCCGCCAGGTCACCGTATTCGGCCACGGAGGTGGCGATCCACACCGCGCCGTGTTCGCCCACGGCGTTAATTGCAATGGGCTTGCCGGGGCGGCGCACCACGCGCAGGATCTTGAACTCGCCCTCGTACTCGTCGGGGTAGCCGTCAGCCGCCTTCGGGGTTTCCGGGGCCGGGTTGGCCTCCTGCTTGGCCGTGCGCTTGCGGACGGGCTTTGGGGCATCCTCCACCACGGAGGCCTCTGCGTCAATCGTAGGGGCTGCGGGGGCGGCAAGGGCGGCGCGGGCCTTGGGGGCCTCCTCCGTGATCTCGGTCTCGCCGTGGGCTTCAACGTACACCGGGGCCGCGCCAAGCGCGTCCGGGCAATGCTGCTTGTAGCCGCTCGAGATGCAGCGGGCGAAGAGCATGGCCTTGGGCCACTTGCGCCAATTGTCTCCGCCGAGCTGCGCTCGCTTTGCATCGTCCATTGAGAAGGTCGTGGTCCCGATCTCCTCCCACTTGTTCTCCGGGCTGCGGCCGAAAAACACGATGCTGCACTCCGTGTCCGTGCAGGCGGCGCGGTAGTCGTACTTCCCTGCGCGCTTGATGGCGGCGGCCATCAGGTTGGCGGCCAACACGGCCTTGCCCTTGATGATGTGCAGGCCCGTCATCGCGTCATAGTCCGACAGGCCTAGGCCGCGCCCGATGATGATCTTCGCGCACGCTGCGGCCTCCGACTGAATGTCGGGGAACATCCCCGAAGCCTTGAACACCTGGGCGACCGACATGGGGTCAAGCTGCGCTTGCCCGATCCTTGCGAGTTCCATATGCATCTCCTCATGTACGCGGAGCGCCGCGCCCGTCCCGCGCAACGTGCGAGGGCGTAATCATTATACGGCTTCGTAGCCGAAAGTCAAGCGGCCGAAATAGCGATGACCGTCTGCGCGGTCGGCCCGTATGCCTTCGTGGCCCAAATTTCCACGACTTGTGCATCGTCGCGGTAGGCGATGCCCGTGAGCGCGTCTAGCGTGGCCCGCACGAGCTTGTCGGTATCGGGCTTGCCGGGGAACGTGCGGGCGGCTGTCCGCAGCCCACGCGCCCCGAAATGGCTGGCGGGACGGACGAACGAGAACGCCACGCGCACGCTGACCGGGCCGTCCACCACGGTCGCGCCGGCGGCGTAGGCTGCTGCCGCCACGGCGGCGCGGTAGGGCTTGACCTTGGCGCTTGACTCCACAAGGACGATGCGGCTACCCCTGCGGAAAACGGTCTTACTTCCCTGCGGCGCGGCTGCGCCGGGGACGGTAAACATCAACGCGCCTGCTTGGCCTGCTGGCTCTTGCAAAGTTCTAACTCCTGCTGTAGTTGATTCCCGGTACGCATGATCCGCGCCATCTCCCGGCGGATGCGAATCACCTCGTGCATCGCCTCAATGGTGAGGGGGTCGGTCGTCGCGCTGCCCTTGATACGGTCTACGATGTCCTCGTCCTCCTCCTGGCGCGGCATTGGTTACCCCTCACCCGCATACAGGATGCGCTCAATATGCGTGGGCAGGACGTTGCGGCACTTCTGTGCTTCCTCCTCGGCTCTGATGGCGCGGTCGCGCCATGTCGTGCCGTTTGGATTCTGCACCGTGGGGCGCTCGCTGTAGACCAGCAGCTCCATGCGTGCCAGCATGGCCTCCGCGGCAACCGCCCGCGCTCTCCAATCCACACACGGATCTTCCATCGCGCCGTCCTCCTTTCGGAGCAAACGTACACGGGCGGGGATACTAATCATGCAAACCTCCTGCCGCTTTTCGTGCGGCGGCGGTCTTTCCTTGGAGGATGCGGCGGATGGCGCTGACGGACACTCCTAGCTCCGCAGCGATGATGGCCTTGCTGACCCCGCGACGATGCGCCGACAGGACGGACGCAGCCTGTTGCAATGTCACCTTGCGCTTGATCCCCACAAGGCGGCTGACCGTGGACCGATGCACCCCCCATTTGATGGCGATGGCCTTGGGCTGCATCCCGGCGGCCTCGTCGGCAACGATGCCGGCGCGGACGGATTCTGCGGTACGCCTCATTCTGCAACCTCCCTTCGGATCTTGATGTCTGCCGACACCTTGAACACCAACCGCGCAATGTGCGGGTGCTTGTCGTTGATGACGATGGCGGCAATGTCGCGCCCGGTCGCATCGGAGAACACCACCTGGGTAGATGGCCTCACCGTGATCGCTAGCAGCTTCTGATGAGCGATGTCAACCATCGCCCACCTCCATCGCCTTGAGGCTGTCGGCCACAAACGACACCACGCGGCCAAGGTACTCCGTGCGGACGCTGTCGGCGGTGTCGCCTGGTTCCCACATTGCTACGCTCGAGATGCGCGTGGCAATCACGGCATCCTGGCGCTTGCTCTCGCCAATGTCCACAAGCAGCGCGTGACAAAGCCAATACCGCACCGGGAAATAGTCCTCCTGGGTGCTGGTGATGTTGTCCAACGGCGCGCACCCGATGGCAGCGATGGCAGGAACGCCATCCTTGTTGGTCGCTGGCATGGCAAGGGTGGCCGCAATGGAATCCTCGTCAACGTAGTTCGGCAGTCCGTCCAACCTCCATTGCACTTCCAAGATGGTGGGCGTAGCCCAACGGTTTTCGGTAGTCATGCGGTCACCTCAATCAAAGAAGAAAGCACGCCCATGCGTTCCATGCTCAAAGCAACGTATTCAGGATTCAGTTCGATGCCAACGTAGTTTCGACCGTTGGACAGGGCTACAAGGCCGCTCGTACCAGCTCCATTGAACGGGTCAAGAACCGTTCCACCAGCAGGACATCCCGCCAACACGCACGGCAAAATTAGCTCCGTGGGAAACGTGGCAAAGTGTGCGCCCTTGAAAGGTTTTGGACTTACTGTCCACACGCTTCGTTTATTTCTTTTGTCGCCATGTCCTGACGCAAAATGAGGAACAGCGCCTGTTTCTGTTCTTGAATGCTGGGCCGTTGATCCGTCAGCTCGCAAACGACCTTCTCGTTCGTTGTGCTGCATCATTTCTTGATAGCCACCTTCATATTTGAAGCCTTCAGGATTTGCCGCTGGCTCGGCAATCGCTTCCGCGTCAAAGTGATATTTCTCCGACTTGGAAAGCAAGAAGATGTATTCATGCGCCTTGGTGCAGCGGTCTGTCACGCTTTCCGGCATGGGGTTTGGCTTGTGCCAAATGATGTCCTGCCGCAAATACCAGCCGTCAGCTTGAAGCGCAAGCGCAACCCGCCACGGAATGCCAAGCAGATTTTTTGGCTTGAATCCGGGAACCTTCCATGCGTCAAAAACGCTTCCGGTCATGGAACCAATGTTTCCGCTCTGAATTGATCCTTTCGCACCTCCTCCGCGACCTCCTGCGGAATATGAATCCCCCAGGTTGAGCCACAGCGTTCCGTCATCGCGCAGCACGCGGCGCACCTCACGGAACAACTGCACCATCTTGGAAACGTACTCGTCGGGTGTTGGTTCTAGACCAATCTGACCATCGTGACCGTAATCGCGCAGGCCAAAGTATGGCGGGCTTGTCACGCAGCAATTCACCGAATGGTCGGGCAAGGTAGGAAGGATGGAAAGACAGTCGCCCGTCAAGATTCGTGATGCACTCATGCGATCACCCCCGGCCCGTGGCCTTCAAGGATGCGCCGCATCTTGCTCGAGACCGTGGCAGCATTCACGAGCTGCTGCATGGGGAAGTCGGACGGAATGCCGACCTCCTCAGACAGCGCCACGCCGTCAAGCGACATGGCAATCAGGCTCCAATCCAATAGGCGAGGATCGGTGGGCGTGCGCTGCCAGCGCGCCAAGATCGTGACCTCCACGGTCTTGGAGGCAACGTATTCGCCCGCGGAATCGCCCGCGGGGAACAGGTCAGCAGACATCGTCACGGCATGAATGCGGGTGAAGATCCCGCGGCTATCTTCGTTGCTCACCATCGGTATTCCTCGGGCATGGGGAAGAGGGTTGTGGGGTTGGGCCGCGACAGGACGCACACCTGTGCGTGGCGACCGCTTGAGGCTACGCGGGTAGCCCCGGTCCAAGTGATGAGACCCTTGGTACGCAGCTCGCTACATCGCTTCCACGCACCGATTGGGAGGCCCGCGGCTGTCGCCGCCTCCTCATCGGTCAGCCCGTTCGGGCTGGCGCGGTACGCCTCAAGCAACTTGGCCTGCATCCCCTTGGCGGGAACGACCATGCTGTCGGCGGCGGCGTGGGAAGTCCACGGGTCGGTTCGTCGTGCGCTCACAGGATCACCTCCGTCTTGGCATGGACGGTGAGGAACATCCGGTCGGCGGTGTCGCGGCGGTCAAGCGCATCCTGCCACGCGGCCTCGTTGTCCGGATCGATGTGGTGGAAGTCGGCGTGGGTACGGAGGACTTCCTGGCTGACGGCATCAGACAATTCCCGAGCGCAGGCAAGCAGCACATCCCCGTAGATCCGGCCAAGGGTGGGGTGGTTGTTCAGGGCATCTTCGACGGTGACCTTGATCTTCATTGCAATCTCCTCGTGATTTCGCGGCTTCCGCAACGTGCGTCCACCGCTTGGGGGTGTTATACGCATCGGTATCGGCAGGCGCAAGCCCCCGGCTGTAAGAAATCCGACCACTTTTTTCTTTTTTGCGGCGAGGCAATCAGACCCCGATAGCGTGGCGGGGCATGGATCTCCCGTTCTCTGTGGCGCAGGAGTCTCGCAACATCCACACCGTGGATCTGAAGTTCACTTCCTATGCGGATGAGTGGTGGTTCCTGCTTTCGTCAGACCGCCACCACGACAACCCACATTGCAACCGCGACCTCGAGGTGAAGCACCTAGACGAATGCGTTCAGCGTCGCGCCGGCGCGTTCTTCTTTGGAGATACTGGCTGTTTGATGCAAGGGCGGTACGACCCGCGCAGAGCGCGCCGTGGCGTTCACGAGGAGGACGAGCTGGCGACTGACTACTTGGACAGCGTGATCCGCAACGCGGCGAAGTTCTATGCCCCGTATGCGCGGAACATCTGCTTGATCACCAGGGGCAACCATGAGCAGTCGGTACTCAAGAACTGCGACACGGACTACACCGAACGTCTTTGCGAACGCATGAGCGAACAGACGAAGCACAAGGTGTATCCTGGCGGATACGGTGGATGGGTGCGCTTCCAATGCCATCGTCAGAGCGAACGTCACGGCCTCACGCTCAAGTATTTCCACGGAGCTGGTGGCGGCGCGCTAATGAGCCACGGCACGCTCCGCGTCCGCCGCGATGCCGCTGTGATGCCGGACGCAGACATTGTCTGCACGGGCCACATTCATCGACGGTGGATCATGCCGCTGCGGCGCGAGCGCCTGGTGGGCGACCGTGACGGGGTGCGCGTGGTGCAGGACACCCAGCACCACATTTGCTGCGGGACGTACAAGGACGAGTTCAACGACAACTTCTCGGGCTGGGCAAACGAGTCCGGTCATCCCCCGCACGACATGGGCGCGGTTTGGATGCGTGTTTACTTCTCCCGCGAAACCTACAGGAAGCGCAGCGGCAAGATTGCGATGCGCTATACCCTCACCCCATCCTTCGTACTCACGGATTAACCATGCGAGTTCGACTCGGTGGCAAATACTGGACGCTGCGCTTCGCGTCGAACATGAGGGACTTCGGGGACATGATCGACCCCGGCAAGGCCGCTGGCCGCCTCATTCGCGTGGCAACCTGGCCGTGTGAGAAGGACAGGATGGACACCACCATCCACGAAGCCATCCACGCGATCCGCCCGGAGCTAGACGAGGAGGCCGTGGCATCGACCGCCACCGACATCGCGCACCTTCTGTGGCGGCTTGGGTATCGCCGAATTGTTGACGGCAAGCCCGTTGTGTAGGGGTACACTTGAGCTGCGGTGATGTGGGTGTAGTAGGCCGAAGGCCAAGGCGCGATTCCCACTTGTGCCGGCGCACAAGACCGTAAGGCACGACCGCCGGCGTATACAGCAATGGGGTAATGAAACCTACCGCCAGGGCAGGGCGCGATGCTGAAAGCACGCGCTGCTGTCCGCTGGATCGAACCCGCCACAGATGTTCAAATATGTAGCACTTTCGTACACGTTATTTGGATGTGTCGATTCCGCGTACACGCGGTTTTCCGGGGCCGGAAAAGAACACGGCGCGGATCTTGCGATCAACGCGCCGCGCTTCCGGGGGCTAAATTGTCGGGCATGGGCTGCACTCGCAGACCATCGCAAAAACAAACGCCCGACGAGCGCAGGATAGCGCGGCGTATTGCGATGTCAAATGAAAACGGCGTGGGCCGAAACCCACGCCGTTTCTTGCGCTTGCAATCTTGCCCGAGGGTGGTAGACTGCCGGCTGCTGAAATCCTGCGCGCTCGCATTCTAGCGCGAATGGCCTGCGGGTCAAGAATGCCGCAACACGTTCCCGGCGCGGTAGGGGAGCATGGAAGTAGTCGCGGGTGTCTGACCCTACCCCGCGCCACCGAAAGGTGCGCTCCCCCACGAAGGTAGCGGCTGGCAATCCTCCAGCGAAATGGTGAAATTCGTGGCTTCGACCGATGCGCGGCTCCGTGCGGGCTGGTTGAACGTGGCCCCCTTTGTGGGGTCATGCTTCCCTCGCGCTCACCATGCGAACTGATACAGCCCGAACGGCCCCTGCGATCAGCCGCCGCGGAGCGGAGCACCTGCGGAGCGCAGCAGAGCGGCGGCGCGAAAGGCCGGATCGAATTCACTTCTTTGTAAATACATCCGCTCGTTCTCTTCTGAACGTCCTTCCCCACGTTGACAGCCGGGAGTGCCTGTCCGTATACTCCGGCGTATGCAAACGATCACCTGGATGGACAATCGGAATCTGATGGGGGAACTGTGGCCGAAGTGGACGCTTGAGCCTGAATTGTCGCGGCTCTTGAATGAGCGGTGGGGTTCGCTGCACCAGGACAAGCTGCGCGATTGCATCCGCCAGCACCGCCTCGAGCGCGACACGAAGCCGGACGTAGCGGCGATTCATAAAGCATATTGCGCGATTGTGCCGCAGGCCGATGTCCTTGCGCGGGGCGAAGTCGTACAGACTCGGCGCGATGCGACCTCCTTGCAAGGCCCGACCGCACAGGACTACGCGGATTGGGATGCGTGGGCCAAGGGGGTGCTAAAGACCGCAACCGCTGCGGAGATCGAAGCGGCCCAAGAGCGCCTCGGCATCAGCCCCGACACGCACCGCGTACTGGCGGTCGCGCTGGACTATTGCCGCAAGAACCCCGCACCCCGGAGGTAGACTCATGCACATGGGCAAGCGCCGGCGCGTAGCCGCCATACTTCTATCCGGCTTCGATGACTGCCTTCTCGGGGTGTCCTACCCCCGTAGCGGGGAGCGCGGCATCCCGGTCGCCGTCTATTCGGCGGACATGATTGCAGCTCGCCTCCGGGACAATGACGGCATGAGCCACCGCGATGCGAAGGCGTTTGTGGCCGATCAGATCGAGCAGGAGTGGCTTGGGGCCGGCACGCCCCGGATCGTGTGGGCGGCCACGGCTAACGACTTCGGGGTGGCCGAAGATCCCCCAGCGCCGCCGCAAGCCGCCTAGGTTGCCCCGGGACGCGTCCGCCCCGCCCGGACGGCCGAAAGGGCATCCCGCGCCCCCTGCCCCGTAGGGGCCGTCCTACGGCCTCAAATAATTCTACGAAATATCCGTGCTACCCCCTTGACAGGCGTATACGCGGGGCTATCATTCACCGTGTCGCAGGAACGCACGTTGCGCAAGCGCGACACAACGAGGAGACAGCCATGAAGACCACCGAAACCATCATTCACAGCCGCGCAGTAACCATCCAAATTTATCGTCGCTCCGCATCTCGCGCCAACCCGTTTGCTCATGTGTGGATCGACAGTTACAACCCAAACAACATTTGCCCGGTCGGTTACACCGTCCTGCTGCGAAAGGCATACAACCCGCAGGGAAGTTTCGGCGGCGGGTTTGCGGGTTGGAAGGCAACGATTGAGATTGCCGGACGCACGTTTCGGGTTCTGCAATACACGCAGAAGCAGGCCGTCGAAGCAATCTGCCGTGACATCATCAATTCCAACAACGCCTAACCCGCAAAGGAATCAAGCCATGACCAAGCCCATCATCATCGACCGCCCGTACTACGAAATGCCTGCCGCGGAGCTAGAGGCTCTTCGCGTTTCAACGTGGAACACGCTTCTTGCCTTGGCACGCGCAAACCAAGCACCCGATGAAGTGATCTTTCAGCAATGTGTCGATGCTCAACTTGAGCAGCGCGCCCGTGTCGCGGATGCGTATGCAGCCCACGGAAACCGTCCACCCGCTTGCTAAATCAACCGGGGTGAGCGACCGCCCCTTTCCCACCCATCATGAACAAGCGCAAATATCAACAACTTACGTCGTGGTGTGAACATTGCGACGATGGGCAACTGGTCCGCAAGGATTATCTGCGCGGCTTTGTGTGCAAACATTGCGATTGCTCACTTGATGAAATGCAACGAGAAGAACAAGACATCGCCACG